GGACAGGATTGTCCCCATGTTGGAAGCCAATTCTTTCCTTGCGCAACGTTTGCCGGTAGATCCCAGGAAGAAGCGACAAACCAAGATCGTGTTCCCGACCATGCCCCTTTACGCTCTTGGAGCCAATTTGAGTAATGCACAAAGCAAGCGGGCGCGATACGTCACGTTTGAGGAGCCGCACTTGTTCAAGCCGGGTATGATCAAGGCGTTTGAGAAGCGTACGGAAGCGGTTGACCGATTTAAGATCCTGTCGCTCTCCACAGGCTCTGTGGCGGGGGACCAGTCCGACTTAGCTTTTAACGAAGGATCATGCGAAGAATGGCAGGTCCCGTGCCCGCATTGCGGCACTTATCAGCGCATGACGGATGACAAAGACCGGCTACGATGCGACCGAACCTCTGAGACGGTAGACAAAGACGGGCAATTCATTTGGGGTAAGTTGTTGGCGACTGTCCGATACAATTGCGAGTCTTGCGGGCGGGACTGGCCTAATAATCGAGAGTTTCGGGCGACGCAAGCGGCGCAAGGCAAGTACGTGGTCACGAATCCTAATGCCCGGGCCGATCATCGCTCGTTCCACTATGAGGCAACTGCAGTTCCTTGGATGGATCTTGCGGATATTCTGCAGGAAAAGCTTCAGGCATCCAAAATCGCCAAGACCGGGTCCCTTGATGCGCTCCGTGATTATATTCAAAAGCGCCGGGCCTTAGCGTGGGACGATTCCCCTGAAACATCAGACAATCACACGATTCAGAAAATGATGGGGACTTACAAGAAATTGGAAGATTGGCCCGATCAAATGCCCGATGCGCGATTTTTGACGATTGATAACCAGGCAGGCCGGGCCTCCAAAGGCGAAGGAGCGCACCGCTGGTACGTCTGCCGGGCTTTTGGACTCACTGAAAGCCGTCTGATCGACGAAGGCCGGGTGACAACGTGGGAAGAAGTGGAGGAATTGCGCATCCGGCTAGGCGTTCAACCCGGGCGAACCCTAGTTGACTGCGCTTTCGACACTCAAGCCGTGCAAGCGGTGTGCGTGAAATACGCTTGGAAAGGTCTTTGGGGCGATAACACGAACAAAAAGGACTTCCCACACCACGAACAGCTTCCCAACGGTCAAAAAGTGGTCCGAAAGTACCCTTTTTCGACTCCACAACTCGGGCACGTAGGATTAGGGTTCTCCGGTCGGCAAGCGCAGGCGATTTATTTCTTTTGGAGCCAATCCTCCATCAAAAATCTCTATCACCGACTCCGTCAGGGGCTAGTCACCTACCGTTGGACGATCCCCACGGATATTTCCAGTGAATATTTGGCTCATACGAGCGTGGAGTACCCTAAAATTGAAGTGCAGAAGGACGGAACGAAAAGAAGTGTGTGGACGGTGCCTCCGAAGAAGGACAACCATCTCCTCGACGCAGACCAGGAAGCACTTGTCGCCGCTTTGCTAGACCCCCGCCTCCGGTCTATCCTGTACAGCGTTACAGATGACCAATCTGAGCAAAATAAGCCAATAACTGTATAAATAAATACAGTGTCAGGGAATTAAATTCTTGTCTTAACGCATCGTTTCTGCGTTAAAAAATAATTTTGAGAGTAAAGAGCTAAAGTTTCTTGACTTTGGCACGATATATGGTATATATAACTTGAAATCGCACACCGCGATATCAAATAAACCTAAAATCAAACATTAAAATGACACTCATCAAAATCATCGCAACCCTGATAGCAGTAGCAGCCGCCTACTCAGGCGGTCTGGGAATCGTTCACCTCCTTGGAGCTGACATGCTCTTTGTGGCAGTCGTGATCGAAGCAGCTAAAATCGGAATCAACGTAACAATCTCCGCTTACTGGAAGCAACTCACCTGGGCCTTGCGCCTAGGTGGAGTTGTCCTTCTGGTAATCGGAATGGCTTTCTCGATGTTTGGGACTTACAGCCTGTTCCTTGAGAAGTTCTCGACCATGGGAGACGGCCAAGCAGCCGCGCAAGTGGAAGTGCAGACAATTCAAGACCAGATTCAAGCAGACAAAGACGCGCTTGCTCAGATGGACAAGCAAATCGAAAAGACCCCCGGTTATGACAAGCTGGACGCGATCAAAGCTCAAAAGGCTGATCGGGCGCGGATCGGAGCGGATTTAGCCTCCCTTCAAACGAAGCTAGGCCAAGCCAAGACAGTATCAATTAAAACGGAAGGCTCCAGCCTCGACAAGACCGCTCAAGCATGGGGTACTAACCCGCAAGTGATCGCTCGTTACATCATGCTCGCTCTTACGCTTCTGTTTGATCCTGCGGCGTTCTGGCTGGTTTCCGCTGCTTCCATGATCGGCGAGAAGAAAACGGTTGAAACACCCGTGGAATCCCCTAAGATCGAAGTTAAGACGGTGTCGGATAAGAAGCCATCCAAGAAGACTCATAAGCTCGCTAAGGTGGAGTTTCCTGGCGACCGTAACCCGCGTGAGCAAGGCGTACCCGCTCTTGGACGTGGGCTCAAGGAAATCATGGGTGATATTGTGGTGGCCCGATGAAAAAACAATACGGCGGTAAACGCACAGGAGCTGGCCGCAAACCCGGGCCAGCTAAAAAGACGGTGTCAGTTCATTTCTTTCTTGATGAGATGGAAAGAATTGAGCTGGCACGGGGGGAATTGAGTTTGCGGGGGTGGATTAGGAAGAAATGTTTAAACTGACAACAATTATACAATTATGACAAAGATTTTAATTAACGGGCATAAAGGCGAAATTGTTGTAAAGGGAAAAGTGTTCGTGACGGTTGATGACGAGAGATTCAATCAAAACTTACAGATGAGTTTGATGCTAAAACCACTCTCTAATCGTGGATATTCTCCTAATCGAGAAGTTGATTGCGCCGAACAATTGCAGCAAAGAGGGTACGATGTAAAGGTGCTCTCTACCGATGTTAAAACTGAAAGCGTGCCCGGCAGGATTTACTAATATCCATGTAAAGAGTCCACTGTAAATTTGAAATAATCAGGATCTTCAGAATGGAAGCCTAGCGGGTCTTCGTAAAGTCTTTGAATACCGCAACTTAAAATTTCGGTGGCATATTCTGAAAATCCAATCCCTTGTTTATAAACTTTTCCCTCGTATCCGCTTCCACCTTTTTCCTTCCATTTATCCAACAAAAAAACTTCACTTGGATCATATCCAGGAAGATTTTGCGTGGTTTCCCCTTTTGTCCGGTGATTGCGAAAGGTAATAGACCGACTTAATAGCCATGGATTACGTTTTTCTAAATGATGAGCCATTTCATGCAAATGCACGGCCACATCATCTTCAATGGGATGCAATTTTACATTTCCTAAATTGTCATAATTTGCACGGGCTACGCTTGTGTCAAAGTTTAGAGTAACGGGTGAATGCCAGCGTTTATTAACCATCAAATCGAAAAACTTAAAAGTATTGTCTGGATTGGTTTCGTCGCCTTGTGCGTGAACTCCGTTAATTTTAACCTGCTTTTTAATATCGCCTCGTGCTTGTTTGGGAACTGAAATATATCGCGCAATCATGGCACGGGAATGCTGTTGACGTTCGTGAAATTTGATTTTAAATTTTGCTCTTAACTCTTGATATTTGGCCGCGTTAAAAGTGGAGTGTATTTCAGTTTTTAGCTGTTCCAATTCTTGAGACAATTTGTTGTATTCAGATTTTACTGAATTTAAATTTCTATCAATCTGCAAAGTTTTTACGCTAACCGGATAGTGATCGGGAGGATTGACCAAAGGAGGCTGTTTAACCTTACTTTTCTTAGCTTCTGCCTTCGATTTAGCAACCTTCTTCTCCCTGTCCGGCGTTGTCTTAACCTTGGTAGGCTTAACAGTTTTCGCAGGCTTTACCGGAGGCTTAACAGGCGTCACGGGCGCGGTCCCGCTAGACGTGGATCCACCTTTTAAAAACCTGCCGGTCTTCGGGTCCCTTGGATGTTTGGCAGGATCCCACGCGAAAGCATACCACATGGTTAAGCCTTTTGTTGATCAATTAATTCTTGTTGAACCTTACCGCAAAGCGTATCCATCTCCTGCTCAATAGCAGGTTCTTCCTCGTCAGTCGCCTCATTCCATTTGTCCAATAAATCTTGCGCTTCGCTCTGATATTCGGAAGGGTAAGTTTCGGGTTTAAAAGGGTCAATAGCCATTACCAACCGATAAAGCGGATCGTTCTGGTAATTGTCAGGCCGATCAAATTGTCTTTTTTGAGGCACCCCTTGCGCCTTGTCATCCCCTTTTTCTTGAGTACCCGGCGCAATAGGACCTTTACCAAAAGCGTCATCAGGATCAATCCCGTACTTCTTGGCAGCGGCATTCTTAATCGTAACCCATTTCGCCATGGCATCCGCTACGGTTTCGGGTGATTGATCGTTGTCCTGCCAATATTCAAGGGGATTGAGGAGTCCGTTCTGATAAAGCGATACTTGTGCAGTTGCTTCCTTGCCGAGATCGGGTTGAGGGTGCGGCAGGTATCCCCACCTTCCCTTGGTAATTGCGGAGATTAACCGAGGCGAGAAATGACCTTTGGCCACGGCATCCAGCAGTCCCACGTTCTTTAATCGATCAACGTGAGGATGCAAGCAGGAACGACCCCGCTTAAACTCCGCTTTGGCCTGCTCGGATTCAAGTCGACCGCTCACGCCTCCTAGTTCGACTGCATCTATGGCGAAGCTGTAGGGCAGGTTGAGGCTCATGGCGGTTAGTTTGAGCATCGTCTGCATCAGCCATTGAGTTGAAGATCCTGGGGATGACGTTTCAGGAAAGGAAACTTGCTGGCCATCGGGCAAGTGATTGATTTGTCCCACTTTCACATCTTGCGCCAGGGCAGTCTGATTGCCGTAGGTGGAAACCGCATAAGGGTCCATTGCACCCGGGCCAGCATACGCGCCGGGGGAGTTTGTGAAAACTGTCATGCTTCCGGCAATCTTGGCTTTTGCCTTGAGAAACTCGTTCAATTCGTAGAAGTCTCTCAAGTGAACGATGGCGGTTTCGAGGGCGGTAATTCCCCTGTAGGAATCATTCCGCATCGGATCGAAGTAGTGAATGAAATTGCGAGCCGGAACGTCTACGGGTTCTGTATACTGCCCAACTGTAACGGATCTCTTGAAAACGCGGTAGGATACGGGTTCTCCCCATTCGCCAATGAGAATCCCGCCGACATAGTTAGGAGCAACGACATTCTGATACAAGCCTCCAAGCCGATCCGCTTCCACGGTCATGATTTTCAAAGGAAGTTGAGAAATTTCCTCATCACTCATTCCTTCTTGAGATCCGATGCGAAGATAGGACCATCCGTAATCGCCCTCAACCAGCATGTGCATGACCGCAAAGTAAGCGAGCTGGAAAAAGTTGAATCGGCCCGTGACGTCCAATTCTTTGAACCAATGATTATGCAGATAATCGTCAACGTCCCTATCAAGACCGCTATCGCCGGATGCTGTGCTGTAGGAAGTCGGGGCGACATACATTGCGTATTTCTTAACCAGGCTTTTAGCCGGGGCAAAATTGGCTACGAGATCAATAGCTTCACGCATCAATTGAAGCCGGTCCCGCTGCTTCTGATAATCGTTAGGATTTATGTTCTGAGGGGCGCGATTTCTCGAATTAGAAAATTGCGCGGCGTCATAGCTGAATTCATGAAACGTGCGTTCCGCGTTGATGCGCTTAATTGCAGCAGAAGGGGACACGTAGCCTAGGGCGCGGCTGTAGAGACTTGGTTTGAAGGGTTTGGGGTTCATTTTGAAGGAGCAGATTTAGACTCCGATTTGTAATCAATTCCCTTACTATCGGCCCAATCTTTTGCTTTCTTTTCTTGCCCCACGGATCCCCCAATGTAAGGATCTTTTAAAGTGGTTGAGACAACATCATGACTGATGTTTTTGGGCGTATGAACAAAATGAGTAGCGCCGGGATGAATGCCGGGAATGGCTTTGTAAACGTGTGATTTAGATCCTATTTTTTGTTGACGAATTACAGACCAAGTATTTTCGTGCTTATCAGGACCGGACACAAATGGACCGTGACTCTTGTTAATTGATGATTCTGTGTGAGATGATTTATAACTCGAAATAGGTATGGCTTGCTCTTCTCTAGCTTCCCTTGTTCTTTTATCGGCTCCAGGAACATGCGTGAGCACGGCGTTAGAATGCTTTCCAATAGCATTTCTGTCAGCCTCCCCTATAGTTTCTCGTTTTACTGGAGTGTTGCTTGTAGGCTCGTTTGACTTCACTTCTTTTTTTTCCGCTTTAGGCTTTGAAGTGGATTCTTTTTTGGGTTTGGGTTCTGCTTTGGGTTTAGGCTGTTTTTTAGGAGGAGCAATTTGACTATGC